AAGGTTTTTGTATTGGTAATGTGCTAAAGTATGCACAACGATACGGAAAAAAAGGAAGTCATGAAGATCAAAGAAAAGACTTGCTTAAATTAATACACTATGCAATCATAGCGTTGTTTATTCACGATGAAGAAGGAGTTAGTGATGAGTAAAGAAGAAGTAAAAAAAGAAAGAGCACGTAAGGAGGATGGTACATTTCAAGCTGATGACCCTAGTACACCAGATCAAAATGAAGCTTTTAAACCTGTAAGGTTCTATCTTATGCAAGACCAACTAGCTAATACTATCTTACAGAAGTTAGCAACCCTACCCTATGGTGAAGTAAGTGAAATGCTTAATAGTCTTAGAGCTATGCAACACGTCTTAGTTGACCCAACCACAAGAAAAGTATTGGATCAGTCCGTTGCAGAACCCAAAGAAGAATAGAGCTATACTTGCACAGTTAACTGTAGAGTTAAGTCAAGATGGGAAAGTGTATCTAGAGAATCAAACTCTTGATCCTAAGCTTTTTAGACAAGCAATGGATGAATGGAATGATACTTACGAAGGTACACTTACCCTAACTAACCTTTTATACGGTTTAAAGCGTGAAATAGAGCTTTTACAAGACAAAATCCCTACATTTTTGAAGTAATCCTCTGTAAAGCCCATAGAAGCTCATACAGCAAAAGTTGCTGTTTTTGGATGTCTACTATTCAGGAGGTGTTAAAAGGGTCTTAGAAACGATTCTGAGGAACTTTTTTTTACAGAACCTGTGATAAACAGATGATAACTACTACGAAAGCCGCAACATTTACAATATTTTCCATAATATACTCCTAGGCATGGAAAGGTTAATTATACCTATAGTATACACACAAAACACAGATTTGTCCAATCAATAGTTGTAATGAAAACTATTTATAATGTAAATACTAGTTAGCTAAAGGGTTGTCATTGTTACCAATATTGTCAACTCTACTTTCAACTCTATCTAATCTTTTCTCAAGGCTATCTACTTTAGTTTCTAAAGGTGCAATGTTAACAGTCTTAAACTTTCTTTTCTCTATATTGTCAAGACGTAAGTTAAATTGTCCCCACGTGTAGAAGCCCCCTCCTATTGCAGTTATTACCCCTATTATGGTGATGTACTGCTGTAGCTTTGGTAATATGTTTTTCATATCGTTCTCCTATTTTTTGCCTACGTAAAGACCAAACCAAGCTGCTCCTGCACCTACAATAACAGATACAAAAGCTGATTGTGCACTGGTAGGGTCTGGTAAAGTCATAAACCACATGGATGTTTTGTAAAACATTAATCCATATAAACTAATCAGAAGCCTAGGAAATATTCTCCACTTGTCAAAACCTTCTGGATTGTTATACCAAGACTTTCTTTCGACTTCTACTATCTTTACTTCTTCTGCCATACTATCTCCTATCTATAAAAAATTCTGTAGACTGTCCACCTGTCATGTTTTGTAGGGTGTTCATACTATCAGATACCATAAAACTATACCCTGCATTATCTTCTAGCGTTACACTTGCGTATATCACAGTTGGTGTATACCAGTTTGTTTGATCTGTTATGTTAGCAGAAGTATAGTCAGAGAAGTTGGGTACGTAGTTCATGTAGGCAATTAAATTAGATTGTCCTTGAGAATCATATTGTCCAGACTCCTCTTGTTGTGCTTGTGATTGTTCTTGTTGTGCTCTTATGTTGTTGGCTACTATCTCCTCTGCTATCTGTTCTGCCTCAGATGATGTAACCATAGTGCTTGTAACACTTTGTATTTGGTTTTCCATACTGGTAACTTGTACCTCAGCCATTGCCATAGATGGTGTATTGTCCATAGTAGGCACTGGCAGTATCTCTATAGATTGTAAAACATTGTTTGTTTGTACTTGTGCAGATGCTATCTGGTCTGAGATACTAGGTGAACTAGATGTAGATGTGCCACCTGAACCTCCTGATACTGCAGAAGCTGTAGTGCTACTTGTACTAGAGGAGTTACTGTTTCCGTAACTGTTAGCTATAGAATTACTAACTATAGAATTTGTATTAGATACTACATCCCTACGTCTAGTTCTTCGTTCAGGTCTATCTCCTGACTCTTCAGCAAGTTCCTCACCAATCTCCTCTTCTTTAAATTCTTCTTCATATTCTTCTTCAAACTCTTCTTCCGTTTCTCCAAGCTCTTCTCTCTCCTCAATCTCTTCTTCAAAGTCTTCAAACTGTTCTTCAAATTCTTCTCTATCTATCTCATCCTCAAAGTCAAAGTGCTCATCCATATGTTGAGCAAACTCTACAAACTCTTCTTCTGTAACTCTTACCTCAGGTAGTTCATCTAAAGGTATTAGTATATCTACAAAAGTTAATGATCCTTCTGTAGTATTATCCAGAGTAGAATCCCCAAAATCAAATATATCGAAACTATCAAAAGTGTCTTCATACTCTTCTACATCCCTGCTATCATATTCCATATAACCAATGCTAGCAATATCATCGTAGAAATCACCAGTATCACTCCTACCATCATCACTCGTAGAAAAAACGAATGTTCCTGTATAAAGCTCTTCATCATTGAAACCATAAAAATCATCCTCATCATCATAACCTAACAGCATAGCATCAGAAACTCCTGAGCCCTGTAGGTAGTAGTCATCTTCTTCTACATCAAAACTTAAATCGTAAACATCACAAAGCTCACTGAAGTCAGAGTCGATTAAACACTCAGAAGATAGGTTAGTAAAAGATTCATCTATAACTGTGTCTGTAGTTAAAGACCAATCCTCTGTTCTATTAAAAACTGTTGAGTTAGTGTCTTCATATCTTAAGTAAGTCACAGCCTCATTGTTACCTTGCAAGCCTATAGTTATGTCGTGGTTTGATACTTTTATCTTATCATATCTAAACTCTATAACATTTGTTGTTTCATACAAGATAGCTTCAAAAGAATTTTTATTAGAGTTATTATACTCTCTTGCATTATACCATCCGATTACAAAGTATTGATCTGTATCAGATGTATTACCAAAGGTCTTAATGTAAGGATTTTGTGTGCCATTGTTGATTAAATCTGTCCAAAGGGGATATACTGTGTAATTGAAAGAGGTAGCAGGTATAACTTCTGATAAGTAGTTTCTTTGTCTGGGCACAGAGAAATTATTTTGAAATGTAAAGAAACCATTCATAGATATGTTTACATCATCAAACGTAGAACCATAAAACTCAAAGTCAAAGCCAAGAGGTTTCATCCCAGACATTTGATCGTCACCTAAATTTAAAGCAGTGCCTGTATTTTGTATATTAATAAGAGAATCAGTACCTACAGTGAACGTAGGATCTGTTGCTTGCACTGAAGTGCTAAACAATAAGATGAATATTAGTCTAAGCATATTTTATGCGTAGAATAACGTTTACAGAAATCTTTTTTCTTATATGCTTTAAACTCATGGGTAGAGATTTCTTTCTTTACTTCTTCCCAATCAGGTCTATCTTGTGGATTTTCTTCCCAAGCTACTTTAGCTTCTTGTCCTATCTTACCTTTATACGGACAGGGCGTGCCCGCTTGCATCATCGATCTCCACACGCCAGGATTTTCACAGAGTAGAGCTACAGCAGCTACCTTCATCCCCATGTCATAAAGAGCCTTAGAGTTTTTCAATCTTTCGCAGTTTTCGTCTCGCACACTTCTACCAGATGATACACCAAAGAACTGAGTTTGGACTGCTGAACTAGCTCCTGTGGTACACAGGTCCTGACTATATGACATTATGGATGGGGCTATAGCGGATGGTGGAGCAGTTTTAATTCTTTGAGTTACCTTTTGTGTAGAATCATTTCTAGATACACTAGTGCTATTATTGTTATTAGTATTTATGTTTGTATTTTGATTTGTATTTGTGTTTATACTTTCTGTAGATACAGAAGAAGTGCTTGTAGAATTATTAGTGTTTAGGTTAGTACTGTTATTTGTATTTAAGTTTGTATTGCTTGATGTCGAGTTGCTAGTTATAGCACTAGTAGTATTGTTTGTTACATTCTGTGTCTGAGTAATATCAGAAGTTACATTGCTTGTGCTAGTTGTAGTATTATTATTGGTAGCAGTCGTAGTTATAGTGCTAGTATTTACATTGTTATTATTATTTGTTGCAACAGATGTACTATTAATTGTGTTATTATTTGTATTATTATTGGTATTTGTATTTGTTGAAGTTACCGTACTAGTCGTTGTATTTGTTATGTTTGAGTCCTCACCGAATAACGTATTAGGTACAACAAGAGTTGCAACTAGTGATAATGCCACTAATCCTATTGTCATATCTTTTATAAAGTTTTTCATTTTAGTCCTCCTCAAGACTGAACTTACTTGTTAGTATCTTGCCTTAATATATCAATCATTTGATCTTTTATGTCATCTTCACTTTCTATATTATAATCTCTTTTAATTTGACTTAGTGCTCCTGTTTCTTCAGCTAATATTTTTTCTCTAGAAGTCATATTTCTAAGGTCATGCAATGCATCATACAAAGGAAAATTATTAAACTTAGAAGTAAATCTTTTTCTCATATGTCCTCTTAAACCTGTTCTTATATTAGTTATAGCTCTTTCTATATAAACTCCTTTTTCAGCATCAGATTTATTTAAATAATGAGGAGAGCTTAATTCATTTTTATACACATCCATTAATTTAAAAAACCCTTCTTTATATGCATAGGTTAATGCAGGATTTTCATCCCATATTATTGCGTCTTGATAAGAAAATCCTAATCTATCCATTTCAGATAAAAATATATGTTTCTTTTGGCTAGTAGCAGATACACCAGAAACCTGTTGTGCAAGAGGTGCTAACTTTGTTCTATAAGAACTAGTAAAAGGTGAGGCAGAAGGTATTTCTTTTTTTCCGCCAATTAAATCATAAAAAACTTTAGGTATTTTATTAGCAGTTTTACTTGTTAAAGGATCAAATCTTGTCTCCCTTACTATTTCTTCTGCTCCATCCCATACACTTAGTACGTCACTCATTACAGAAAATGGTGTAGCAAACCCTGAAAGATAATCTCCTGCTATTCCTTTAAGACCTGCATTTAATCTAACAAAATTTTTTACTAAAGTTAATTCGTCTCCTGTATCTTTTAAAGTAGTTTTTGGTACAAAAACATCATCTAAAAAAGAAGAAAGAGTTCCTACTCTAGCTTGTGTTCCTATACCTGCTTTAAGCATTTCTCTTTGTAAAGTTTTAAAATTTTTATAGCTTCTCGGTCCTTTGCTCCATAAACCGTTGCTTTTTAAATCTTCTATATCCCCGCCATTATCTATAATTTCCCAAAATTCTTCTTCTGTGTGTGGGCGTACTCCTTCTAAATTTCTTATAAAAAAATCTGATGCAAACATATAAGGACTTACATTAGGTCCTACTAACCCTATATTTATTATTCTTCCTGCACTATCTTTAACTTCATCCCACCTTTCTCCCGCATACTCACTTTTTCTAAATGCCCAAGCTGCACCAAACATAGTTGATCCTGCTATACCTTTACCGATAGCAGAAAAATCATAAGTTTTGTCTGCCTGTCCTCTAGCAGCTCTAAATGCTTTTGACGATAATGCATCAAATAATCCAATAGGACTGTACTCTATTTGAAACTTTAGAGCATTGTATAAAAATCTTGGAAAAGGTATTAAAGCAGTAGGACCTGGGTTTGACATAATTTTTACAAAATGTTTCATAACAGTGTCATAGCCATGCATAAGAGTAGTTTTAGGAGCACTCCTACTTCCTATATTATCTTTTCTACTTCTAGCAGTTCTTCCTTGAAACGTAAATTCCATAGCATCATCAATAGCTCTAGTTATAATAGTATCTCCTTGACCTGCTGCCCCATAAAATTTTTGATTATTCCATATTTCAGCATTCATTTCCATGCCACCTCTAGCCACAAAATCTGCCATACTTTTGTATTTTGCATCTTTACCTATAATACCTAATCTTCCTAGCTGCCTTTCTATAGAACTCATAAAAGATACTCTTCTAAATAAATGTTCTTGTGTTCTATTCATTATATTTACCATATCAGTAAATTTTTGTGCACCTTGTAGTAAAGAAGTTCCTACTCCTTTACCTTCTTGTTCTGCTAATTTATAGCTTACTTCATTATACGCTTGGTAAAAAGCTCTATTTGCATAGCTATCTTTATCTATTTTACTTAATAGCTCATCTGTTAATCTTCCTGCTTCGGCATTATTCCATAACCATTTAAAAGCAGTATCTCCGTCTCCTAAATTAACGTTATTAATAGCACCCATTTTCTTGCCTTGTTTTTTATTAATTTCCATAAGGCTATATGCTAATAAATTATCACTATATCTAGCTAGTGCATCAGCAGGCATTCTAATACCTACAGATATAGCATTTCTAATTGCTGTTTTTGGGTTAGATACCATAAGACCTCTTCTAATATTATCTATAGCTCGTATAGAAGATCCGAGACTTTTACTAGAGTTTGCTACAGAGGCTAGATAAGCTTCTTTTTCTAGCTCCATTAAACTTCCTCCAAATTCTAAATTTTTTAATTTACCTTCAAATAAAGATTTTCCTGATGAGTCTAATGAATCGTATACTTCATCTACACTTTTATTTATTTCTTTTGTTAATCTTCCCCATATACCTAAAGTTTTACCTGCTTCTGATATACTAGACCACCACATATGTCTTATATCATCTAGACCTATTCCCATTTCATCCATTTGTCTAGTAAATTGATCCATAGGAATATCACCAGTTTCTAATGCATTAAATATATTATGAGTAATTCTATTACCCTCTCCTTTAGGTTTGAGTATTTGAGCTAGCCCAGGATTTTTATGTATTAAATCTTCTACTACATACGCTATATTTTCACTTACTCCTGTTCTTACTTGAGCATGCGTTAAAGGGGTAACACCAAATTTTTGTAACAACTCTTGCCCTCTTTCTCCTACTTCTTTAAAAGCATCGTCTGCATCTTTTCCTAATTCTTTTTTTAAATTGTCTAAAGTTTTAAAACGTTCTTTATTATTTTTAACATCTGTTTTAATTTTTTCTATAGCATTTTCTTTTTTTAATTTTCTCCACTCTAGTATGTTAGCTATTCTATTAGCTTTTCCTGCCTGCCATTTTGCCATAGGATATGTTAGAGCTCCTCCTACTGCTCCTGATAAAGCGGTTACTCCTAGAGTTTGCCCTAAACTATAATCGGTTCTTCCTTGAAAAGGTAAATTTAAGTTAGCACCAGTAAGTTCTACATTCTGCCTTCCTACATCTGTAAGAGCTGCTACTCCTGCCTCAACCCCACCTGCTTTAATAGCTTGACTTTTTGCATATTCTTTTCCGTATGCTTTTAACATTTGGTCTCTTACAGATTTATTAAAACCTTTATTTACTACTTTTTTACCATGAGTTTTTGCATACTGCTTAACCGCTTCTTGTGTAACTTTACTAGCAGCCATTTGTGCACCTTTACCTGTACCTCCTACAAATAAAGAAAGGTACAAAGAAGGAGATTTTAAAAATCCTTCAAGATAGTCTCCTACAACATTAAAATTATTTTCTGAGCTACTAAAACCTCCTTCATACTGGTCAAAAAGTGCAGTAGATCTTTTATAATTAGTTAATCTGTCTAATTGATTTGTGCCATTAATTTCATTAGGGTCTCTAACATAACTTAAATCTCCTAACACAGTAATCTCATTACCTATATTAAATTTTCTATTATGTTCTAACCAGAGTTTTGTAGCTTCTTCAGTATCTTGAATATCTTTTCCATACATATTTTTTATAAAAGGTCGTATTACTTCCCTTTGAGTTTCTTCTTTTAGTAGATACTCGTAATTAAGTTTTTTAGTTGACATTATTGATTGTTTCCTAGTCTTTTCCTAGTCCTGCAGGAACATTAAATACGTAGTTAGAATTTACGCCCATTGCTTTTTGATAATTCTGAAAACCTTTTGTATCTTTTCCTCCAAAAAGCCAATCATCTCCTTCTACTAAAGATTGGGCTAAAGATTGAAAAATAGATTCTCCTATATTTCTTGGATTATCTGCAACTGTTCCTTTAACAGATGCTGCTTCTATAGCTGCAGGTAAATCTTTTTTAAAATTTTCTATAGCAGCAACGTTTAAACTATTTAAAGATTTTTTTTCAGGCTCATCTCCAAACATTTCTTGCACCGTCATTCTTTTACCAGAGCTATATGCTTCATCGTATCCTTCATCGTCTTCCATCATAGCTGAACCACGTATATCAGGATCAAGTGTACCATCTTGATAAGGTATAGCAGACCCTCTAACTAAAGGATTTACTAAAGAATCTCTTACATTAAAATTAGGAGAATCTTCTCTAGGTGCTGTAACCACTGTTTCTTCTATAGTTCCTCCAGTGTTTAAACGAGGTGTCATAAGACCTCCTAAATACATACCACTCGGTTTTACAGTTGATATATCAGCATTTCCTCCTGATGCTATAGTGTTAACATCATCATCTGTAGAATTGTATATCGAGGCGTATTTAGGAATGCTATTAATATATTCAATGGCTTCTTGTACCTCAGGTAAAGAACTTACATAGTTACCAAAATTTCCTTCTTCTGTAGCCATCATTGATTTTAATTCTGCTATTCTTTGATCTACGTTTGTTGGTGTTCCTCCTGGTCTAAAACCT